ATCCTCGATGCCTGCATGGTACCCGTTGATGTTCAGAAACGTTTGCCATGCCAGAACATACTCTCCCCTGCTGCCAACCTTCAGAACGGGTAACTGCTTCACATTCGCAGAACCGGCTGATTCTCCCGTCACTTCCGCATCCCATAAGTACAGCTTATACTTGTTGATGCAGGAGAGCAGGGTTTGCGTGTATGTGGGAGATGTGGCATAACCATCCTGCTGGACGTACTTGCAGGCAAGCTGATAGTCTTTCAACCCCCGGAGATTCTCATAACGTTTCAAACGATTGAACAGATCGGAGTGATCTGCGATGGACTCGCGCCATGACGGGTATGCTCGAAACGATGCAAGCACTCTCTGTGGCACTCCATTGTAGTACTCCGTAGTCCACATCTTCACAAACTGACCCTGATAGGTGCCTTTGATGCCGAACAGATTATTTGCTTTCTGTGTGAGTCCGCTGTTGCCCTTGTTACTCTCGATGAAGGCCTGCGCCGCAGTCAATGATGCCAATATGCCGCTTGCTTTCATGTCAGAGATGACAAACGGTTTCAGCTTCTCCAGAAATGATTCAGCCGTGTAGTCTGCCATAATCACACCACCTTATGCTTGATGTCTGCGAGATCGCTCTCGGTATCGCGCTGCTTCTCTTCCAGAAGCTTCAACTGCCCCTCGCAGATATACATGCGCTCCACGAGATTGTTGTGCTTCTCAACCTTCTTCTCGAGCTGATCTATCCGATATATTGTCTTCGAATGATTCAGCCAATTCGAAAGCGCCGTTCCTATAAGCGTTATTCCGCCCGTTATAAGCGCCACAATAATTGATTCGGTCATTTTTCCGCCCCTTTGTTGTAGATAGCCGTTGAAATGCCAAGAAGCGCCCCTAAAAAGCAGTCAATCGCCGTTAAAGTGCCGACGATTTCCTGTCCGTACGGCAATTGCGGCCATATCTGGCTCAACGCAAAATAAAGCGCCCCGATAGCCGGAAGCGCGATCTGTGCGATATATTTCAAAACGTCATAAACCTTGTTTGACATTTAGTCCTTCCCCCTTCTTTCGACGAATTCAATCCAATTCAGAACAAAAAGCACCGCTTCGCAAGCGCAAAGGATAATGATAAGTGTCATTTATGCCCCCTTAAAATTCAAAGTAGGTAAGGATTCGCACCTTACATGATATGCTTTAGTTTCCCGTGGTTCATTAGTCTGTACACAACCGCATATCGAAACCACAATCATACGTCTACCTATTCCGCCACTACTTTGTATTTATGCTCTTAACTTCATCAGCACCCTAATAAACCACCGTTCGATTTTACCGTTCGGTATGTGCTTTAATAGAAAGCAGATGAAATAGTCTAGTGCCATTTATGCCCCCTTCATTCCCTTCCAGATAGGAAGGGATTTTATTCTGCGTACCAATGAATATTATCGCAAGCGCCGTAATACGCATTTGCCGCAGATTTAAGCGTGATTGTGCCGCCGCTTATACTCATAACGCGAAAAGCAAAAGCGTTGCTTTGCGTACCGATTGCTAGCGGAACGCCACCATAACCAGCAGACCCATAAATGCAACAACAACCATAATTTGAAGAATCAACGTCTGCGTCATATTCAAGCACTTGTCTGTAAGATCTGTAACCGCTATATTTTGGAATAGCCATAAACATAAATCGCTTAACAGTTGTCAGACCCGTTTCGATTCTCATGTCTTGTCCGTCTGACGTTTCCGTCTGATAAACATTACTTGAATCATAGAAACCGTCGCCACTTACAGCGTTACCACTGCCCCCGCCTATTGCCATATTAGCCCGTATCCTAGCCATTTCTTGTGCCCTTTCCCCTTCCTTCACGGTGCGCCTTTTGGCCAAGACGCACCACTTTAAGAAGGTCTAAAATGCTTTACGCACGTCAACATTTTTCAGCCAACGCGCAATTTACTTGACGAACGTCAATTATTCTTCGTTCGGTTCCGGTGCTTCATAGGTATTGTCATAATCGCTCATGACTTTATTGCCATACATATCAAACAGCAGAACCATTGCAAAATCATTGCTTGCCTTTGTGATAGCAGCTTTGCGAGAGTGAAATGCGTTTTTAGCATCATACAGATTATTGTAGATGCCTACTGCCTTATACTCCCAGTTGCCGCTCTCTTTGTACCGATATGCCTCTGTTAAGAAATATTTTGTTTCCATATTATCTCTCCTCTCTGTAAGTGGTTTATGATCCAATGCGTACTAACTCAAAATTCATGTTCGCAGCGCCATTCACGAGTGTGAATGTGATGGTGCCCATGTCCCCGGATGTAACTGCGATTTGCACATTGCTATATCCAACCGGCGGACCGTTATAAGAAGTGCCGAGATCCGCAAACAGATCGTAGGCTTTCGTCAAGTCCACATTCTGGAATGCAACTGTCTGACCATCCGCAGAAGTACCAAGTCTTGCAACCTCGCCATCAAGTTTTCCTGATATAGCGCCTGCAACAGCAGTACCACTCTGTGCGTTAGCACTGGATGAATCGTATGTCTGATCTACGGTCGGAATAGTAGGCATATTCGCATTTGCCCATTTCGATCCGTTGTATTGCAGGATCTGATTCTGTTGCGGAGTGCTGATACTCACATCCCCGGTCAGATCAGCAAGCTCATCAGGCACACTCGGATTCGGCGGAGTCTTAAATATTACCGAACTGCCGCCCATTGTGAGCGAGTACTTCGAATTTGCGGAAAGATCCAAGTCAGAAGTGCCAGAACTTGTCGCAATGGAAGCAGAGTGCGTGTGATTACCTGCTGCAACCGTGGTGCCAGTTGTACCCATGTCAGCGCTGATGGTGCTTCCCGTAATATCAATACCATTGCCTGCGGTAAGAGCGCCCTGAATCCCAAGATCAGCCAGAGATTTATTACCTGACAACGTAGTGCCTGCGATCTGCGGCTTATTCGTCAGATCGTTATAATTTGACGTGCCACCGCCGCCACCGCCGGTCATGGTAAAGTCATAGCTCCATGTAGCAGTTGATGCGTTACCACCCGTCACACAATGGTACACGGCACCCTCTGTGGGATTCAGGTAGAAATCATTCGGGTTTGCGAGTGTGATTCCTGATCCACTAAATACCGTGGGATTCGGGTCTTTGCCACTAATCGCAGTGCCTCTGTACCACTTATTACCATCTGTGCCATCCGTACCGTCCTGACCATTTGTGACAGTAAACGTTGTGGTTGTGCCATCTGTGTAAGTGATAGTGTAAGTATCAACGAGTCCGGCAGTTGATGTCAGATCAATGCTGCTGATCCCCACACCTGCTGCACCGGGATCTCCCTTCAGCACACCCTGACTCTGCCAGAGATTTGTGCCAACGCATTTCCACAATTCCATGGTGCTTGTGTTCAAGTACAGAGAATCATCATAGAATCCAGTACTCGATGATGTCGGCCCGGTAACAGCCGTACCCGTTGTGAGTACCACTTCTGACACATCATTGATGATCTCAATGGCATCATGGATAGAGCCGCGCACGTCCTCACCATAGACAGCCGCCATAATGTCCGCTAAATAACTTGAAATATCAGCCATTTTCTACTCCCTTCATTTTTATGATAATCTGACAACACCCTCGACAGATCCATTTACATAGACACCGAGATATTTGTCACCGCCAGATTCTACTAAACCTAAACCAAGGCCATTCTTGTAAGTGACCGGCACTTCAAGGCCATTCTGATAAAACTTTCCAGCCGCATTGATGTTCATGCTTGAGCTGATGCTTCGCGTAACAGACATACTACCTTGCAGATTAAAAGCGCCATATCCGTTTGACGCACATTTCATATTGATATGACTGCTCGAGTAGAATTCCAGAGTGTCAACACCCGAAATGATGTTTTTCCATCCAACATAACCAAGGTTATTATCGCTACCGTCCACCCATTGCATCTGTGAGCCGGTAATTGTCGAACCGTTTATATCAATCGCGTTGATGGTGCCTGACTTGATCATGTCTGCGACTATTGAGCCATCCATTGTTGCAGCAGTCACAACATTCCATGGATCATTCTTTGTGGCTCTTGACAAGTAAGCAAGACCGCCGAGATTCCATCTCCAACACTTCGTTGCCTCGTTATAGTCCAGATTATTGGCAATTCGCAGCTCTGTGATCTGATTATCAGAATTCGTTTCGAGTGTCACATATCCGCCATTCTCGCCATTCAGGATCTCCAATGCATTATGCTTTGCCGCTTCGAGCAGACTATCACGCGAAGGCATACTGCGGACCGCCTCAACCGCCTCATTCGATTGCGATGTCAGAGTCCTATGGCTCTGGACGTGTCCTGATAACGTGATCTTGTTTTTATCGAGATTCTGTAAGTCACGTTTAATCTGCGTGAGATACAGCCACTGATCAACTGCAAACGGTTTCGCCACAATGTGAACAGAGTCACCAATATTAATCGCGCCCACATTCTCGATCTCTCCGAGATCAACCGCTTCCACTTCCATGGTGAGCTGCGGCTGACAGTACCGTGTCAGGTAAGCACTAGCAAGAGCATTCAGCTCATCCACATCAGAAACACCATCGAATATCACAGCCTTTGCGTGCCTGCCATAAGCAGTAACGCTTGCCGCATTCGTAATGGTAGTGCCCTGCACTCTGGCTGTATAATCTTCATATACCTGCGTGCCTTCGATTTCTGCACCGTACGGAGTCAGAACATTCGTGAGATTGCCATAATCTGACTCTTTCACATAATTCAGCAGATTATAGCCGTATTCGATGCTCTGTGTAGCCTGCACACCGTAATCCTGCAAGCGCACGATGTCGATGTACCTTGTTACCACTCCACCGCTCGTCACTCTGCGCACCCGGATGAATCCAGTGTCACCGCAGATGCAATTCCGCAGGGAATCTAAAATGCTCCAATCATACTCCGTAGTCCAATTACAATTTGATGTATCAACCTTATTTGTGATATATCCAACCGTAAATTGACGATCAGCAGAGCGATTCGCATTGTATGCGGTAATTGCTGCGGTAAATCTCTGTGCGTAGGTTTCTGTGGTAAGTCTGACGGGTGCCATGTACTCATCAGCGAGCCATGCCAGATCTTCCAAGCAGTAGACGTTTGCAATCTTTGCAAAGTCATAGGAGATGTCTTTGATCTCGCCTCTCCAGTACTCCTCGCCATTCTTCAGGATCGTGACGAGCTGACCTTGTGCAAGTGACGCATACAGAGGATTCGTAGGCGGACATTTGAATGAGAACTCTCCTGCCTGCCCCACATCCTCTGTGAGATCCGTGTTATATACCGCAAAGTCATCGTTTGCAGGATAATACAGTATTTTGCTACCCAAATTGATCTGATACATTACAGCGATCCACCCCTATAAACTACCTGAACAGTTGCGCTCCCGGTAAATGTTAATGTCACATCGTTATCTCCACCCACCAAGATGGACGGAATGACGTTTGTGCCAACCGCGAGCGGATATGTTGTGCCATCATAAGTCACCGTAAACGTACTGGATAACAAGTCTGAAACAACAATTTGCGGACACGTCAACATGTGGCCATGGTTTATTGTCACAGAACCGCTTCCAGAGATGACTTCGGCACCCGTTTGTGTGATGACACCCGTTTCAAAATTAAAAGGGTCCCAGAGCCATGGCTCCGAGGAATTATTCACGTCATATTTGTACGGATCAGCCATGGGCACTTCCAACGTCAGAGTGCCTAAATCTCTGAAACGGTCGAATTTTCTGACATACACCCGACCCTTCCAGTAATATCCTCTGTCATTGTCGAGAATCAGCCTGCATACCCTGCCATCAATGGTATTTCTGAAGTTAGAAATAACACCATCCCAATTAAGGCGCGGACGTACACCGCCCAATTCAAACGCGAGCTTGCGCTTTTTGTAGATCCTGCGACCGCTTACCGCTTCACTTGCATCGATCAGGCCATCGCGACCGGGCACAGTGATGTATGTGGTTTCCATTTCAGGATCACCGATGTAATTGTTATTACCGAGTGCAAGACCCCAATCTTCCAACGTGTGATACGTCTGCATGGTGTCTTCCACAATGATCGAGATACCGATACTCAAATTATCACTCATCTTCTACCGCCTCTGATCGCTATTGTACCGAGTGCTGCATTCATGTCAGGAGCAATGCCACCAACGAGCGCACCCGAATCAAGCACGAGTGTGTTGCCTGCTGCCAGATATGGCAGATATGTTTCAAGCAGTCCGATCACATTCGTGTCACCACCTGCGCTGGTCAGCGGTGTAACAGTAGCAGAGCCACCTGCGACCGTCAGGATCTCCGGGCCTGCTTCACCCACGAGCGCAGAATAACCGTTCGACACAACACCGCCTTCAGCTAAACCGCCTGCCCATTTTTCAGAGATTCGAGGTGTGAACAGCGGAATCCTGCTGATATCAAGCGAAGCAAGCTTGTTGAATATCTCAATGACCTGATTCAGTCTGCCTATTACAAGGTTTATTGATGCTGCAATAAATCCGACCATTTCATCAACATATCCGAATAGCGCAAGCTTCATGCCCTTGAGCATCCGATCCCAGTCACCCGTGATTAAGCCTGCCAATGTTTCAACAAGACCGTGCATGTGATTTATAAAGCCACGGAAGATTGTCTGCGTACTTTCGATGACAGTTGCAAACATTTCACCGAATGCTCCAGTTTTTTCGCGGATAAACTCTGTGCCGCTCTCAAAAAATCCTTTGATTTTCGCCCACGTCTGATCCCATGCAATAGCAAATTTATCAGCATGTTCGACTGCCATATATACTGCCGCCGCAAATGCCGCGATCCACGCGATGACAAGCGCTATCACACCGGCAGATGTGCCAATTGCTGCACCCAAATTACCGAATGCCTGCATGAGCGACCCGATTGCAGTTGTCAATTTGCCGACAATAATCAACAATGGTGACAGAACTGCTGTGAAAATCAGAATGGACCCCATTGCTTTTTTCGTACCGTCATCCATTCCGTTTAGCTTATCAACAAACCCTTGCGCTTTGCTTATCAGATCGGACAACGCAGGTGTAAGAGTATCTCCAATGGAAATTGCAAGCTCCTGAAGCTGCGACTTTAAGATTTCTGTTTGCCCTGCGGTATTATCAAGCATTGTGCCTGCCATTGCTTCAGCAGACCCTTGATATGTTTCAAGAATTTCAACTCCTGATGCCAGAGCCTCATTCAGAGGAATCACACCATCCTTTGTCCGGGCAAATGCCTGCGAAGAATTGTCAATCGCTTCTGTGAGCTTTTTGTAGTCTTCTTCTGATGCGTTTGCAATAGCAAGAAGACCCGACATGGCCCTGGTGCCGCCCAGCATTGCTGCCGCTCTTGCCTTTTCAGCTCCTGCTGCCCCAAATGCTTCTTTGTTTAATTCCTCAAGCGCTTCAGCATACTTTTTTTGCTTTATTGTGCCTTCCGCAAGCTGTTCATCTAACAACTCAACCCGGCGATCATATTCCTCAATGGGCATATTGATTTCGACAAACCCCTCGCGGATCTGGTCCATTATTTCCCGGAAGGAATACATGTGACCTGCTCCATCATCAATGGAAAGACCCAAGCGCTGCATAGCTGCTGCGGATTCCTTCGTGGGTTTTGCCATACGATTGAAGATATTCCGCAGGGAAGTACCTGCCATAGATGCCTTGATACCGCTATTAGCCATCAGACCAAGCGCAATTGCAATATCCTCTGCCGTATATCCGAGCGATCCCGCCACGGGAGCCACATATTTGAAGGACTCGCCCATCATAGCAACGTTCGTGTTCGCATTGGATGCGGCCGATGCCAGAATATCAGCAAATCTCGAGGAATCCTTTGCAGTAAGACCAAATGCCGTCAGAGCATCAGTCACAATATCAGAAGTAGTTGCAAGCTCTTCACCTGATGCCGCCGCAAGATTCATGATGCCACTAATACCTGACAGCATGTCTTCAGTCTTCCACCCGGCCATTGCCATATAATTCATGGCTTCTGCGGATTCTGTGGCTGTGAATTTTGTGGTCGCGCCCATCTCTCGTGCTTTTTCACGCAGAGCATCAAACTCATCGCCTGCTGCACCCGAGATAGCCGCTACTTTCGACATTGAAGCATCAAATTCGGCTGTTGTTTTGACAATACCGGTCAAAAGTCCTGCCGCAGCCGCTGAAACATACCGCAGGCTCTTCCCGGCATCCTCAATCTTGCCGCCGACTTCCTTCATCTTCTCGCCTGCTGCCGCGATCTTCTCAAATGCCTGATATGTCTTGTCTGCTTGCTTTTCGAGATTTTTAAGCTCGTTTTCACAGCTTGCAATCTCTCTGGTCAGCGCATCGTACTGTTCCTGACCTTTGCCGGTCTTCTCAAGCTCTTCGCCAACCTGCTTCTGCGCTTCCTTCAAAGCATCAAGCTTTGTTTTCGTTTCACCGATACGCTCACCCAGCAGGCGCTGTTTCTGTTCAAGCAATTCCGTGTTTTTCGGATCGAGCTTGAGCAGACGCTCAACGTCCTTCAATTGCTTCTGTGTAGCACTAATCTCTGAATTAACACTCTTCAGAGCCTTCGATAACCCAGTAGTGTCCGCTCCTAATTCTATTGTAATTCCACGAACTTTGGTTGATGCCATGTTATTCCCCTAAATTCAACTCACCACGGAAGAATGCAGCCATACTTCCTGCCGGTGCCTTCTTATCATATTTCTCGTGATCGTTTGCTCGTTCTGTAATCATGTCAAATACCATACCGACCGTCATCTCATCGAGATCCTCTGTGGATAGATTTAATTCTGAACAGCGCAGCATAAATATTGCTCCATTCGGCTCACGGTCACGAGGAGCTATTTTTTTTTAGATGTGGAAGTTTGTGCCGTGTTCATTGCCCACAAGTCCATGATCTGTGGCAAAATCTCGTAGATAGAAAACATGTCGAATGTGTCGAGCCATTCATCTGATGTGGTTTCCGGCATGTCAGGATTTGCGTGCTTTGCCATAACAAATGCTGTATCTTCAAAAATGCGAAGATCTACAACATCAAAATTATCTGCGTCATCCTTCTGTTTCTCGAATGCCGCTTTCAGCTTGTTCATGTCTGCAATCATATCGCGACCGATCAGGACACGATACAACCGCGGAGTGCGTGCCGTAGCACGAAATTTGATCTCACGATCACCGATCTTTACTGTTTTATCCATATCATCCACCTATCCATTTTTTAATGTTCTGTATCAGACCCGTTTCTGCTCTTTGCTCTACCGGCGCAATATGTGGAAATGCTCTGGTTCGACCGCCGTTTACCTTTGCGTGTCCTTTCTCGAGCAGATGCGCGAGCTGATAATGATCTTTGTTATGCACGATGGCATGAATACCCGATTTGAAGCGCTTGCTCTTCTCTTTTCGGATCGTCCACCCCTTGTTATACGCATCCCATGATCCGTACTGTTCTGCACCACTAGGATGAGCAGAATGGAGTGCCTTCACAACATCGTCTGCTGTTTCAAGCACCCCCTTCTCACAAGCCTCTTCTGTCACATCAACAAAATTGCTCATGTATTCCAGAATCTCTTTTGATAATTGCTCAACTTTGATCCTTTTGTTGCTCATCTCATAATCCCCTTACGGAGCGAAGTATACGTTGCTGTGCCATCCATTCTTCACGGAATCAGGTGTGGTAGCACTCGTCATAGCCATAACATCACCACTCTTGAGCGGAGCAGCAGAAACCGTCAGCGTCTGTGTGGTGGGTGTCTTCGTATCTTCAATGGTGTTCAATTCGCGACTCGGACGTGTAGCTGTGCAATTGTAAAGCACAAACTTCGTGCCGGTTGTGTCGCCTTCCTCTTCAAATGTCATTGCAAAGGACTTTGCTTCTTTTGAAGCATCCTCTGTGATGACTCCGTTTGTGTCTTTGGAATAACCAAAGATATTTTCATATACCTCATCAGGGATCAACGCAACAGAGAGATCGCCCTCGTAGCCGTTGTTTGCGGAACTCTGATAGTATACGATGTTGTCAGCATAGAACTTGTTGATGTCACCCTGCGCGGACATAGCCAGACTAACAGCACCCGGAACGTCAATAACCGTGCCATAGGTAGGTGTGCTGCTGACATAGGACGCGATAGGAAACAGATGCACGTTCTTGATACCGAATTTAACCTTATCAGCCATGATTCTTTCTCCTTATATTGATATGTTGTAAATGATTTCGTAGCAATTCTCCGAATCAAGCCACTCTTCGTACTTATCCCACGGAATGCCATTATCATCAAAGACCTTTTCGAGAGCCTTTTCTGTATTTTCGCTCTTCTTCGCGGTGTATAACTCGACATCAACGTTCTGGATGACCTTGTATGTCTTGTTGTCTGCCTCGAAATTATCCGTTTCTGTTGCCAGATAGCAAACAAACGGGAGCTTTGGTGCCTTCCCCACGGGCCATGCGCGATATGTGACCTTCGTAGCGAATGTGGAAACGGAAGAAATGGCATCACGCAAGTCTTTCAACGTGTTTATCATGCTTCTTCTCCCTTCTTCTCTGTCACATACAACTCAATGCGACCATCATCACGCATGTACGTTCTGTAAATGGTGTAAACCTTGTCATTGTATTCGAGAACTTCCTGCTCGTCATACTCTGACATCCACACCAAGAACCGAAATTCGGGTTTGAACCCTTGCAGTCCTGCTTCATAGAACTCGCTCATTGTCACGGAACTCACATAAGCAAACACCGTAGACTCTTCGCGTGTTTCGATCCACTCGCCCAGATCGTCCTGCGTGTATTCTGTTGTGATGAGAGTGATTTTCGCTGCCTGATTCATTGATTTACCACACTGTGTAATTCGTAGCCATACTCAACTGCGCTTTTTGCTCGTCATAAGACTTCTTAAATGCTTCCGATCTCTGGAGTGTGCCGTGCATCAGCTCAAACTGATAGCCACAATATGAGCAGACCGCCCGGATGATGGCAGGGTCAGTTGTTTCGATGACGGTCACATCAGGATCAACGTCACCGATGTTCAAATCGATGAATGCGGCCCCGATCAGATCCTCTAACTCATCGTCAAAATCTTCTGTTGAAATTAAAAGCGCAAGTTTTACCTTGTCAAGCATGGTGTGTTCCTCATTTCTTCGTTGTCTTCCGGGCAGGAGCCTTTGCAGGTGCCTTCTTTGTGGTGGCAGCAGGTGCTTTCACGGCTTTTTCTGCCACTTCAGCCTGCGGAAGTACAGCCTTTTCAATCTTCTCTGCGACATCTACCGCGCTTCCCACGGAAAGCAGGAAATCACGTTCAGCCGGGGAAACCTCAACGATCTCCCCGACCGAGTGAATGATACGCGCGTCGCGTAACAGTTTGACTTTCAAGATCAGCCAGAAACCTTCTTGATATTGCAGAAGCGACCGCAAGCCGTGAGTGCGTGTGCCGCATACTGTCTGCCAACGATCTTCACGAGATCCTTTTCAGCCTCGGACTTGTCATCGTAAACAACCTTGACACCTTCGCCTTCAGGATAGTTTACGGACTCACCCTTCAGATCGCCAACGATAGCATAAACTGCGCTAGCAGATGCGGAATCGTATGCAGGCAGGCTGTTGTTGAACAGAACCGGCAGGCCCTCGAACGGGTCCATAGCAAAACCTGCGGCCGCAGCAGCAGCCTTGAAGTTTGCGTATGTCAGTTTGTTCATGATAACAACCGGGTCAGTTGCTTCATCAGACAGATTTGCGAATGCAGTAGCGATAGCCGTAACAGACGGAGCGCTCGTAATCTGTGCAACGCAAGCAGCAACAGAAGTAGCAGAAGTAGAAGCATTCTTGATGTCTGTTACAACATCATCGGTCAGCTTCTTAACGATCTGGTAGATCAGCTCATCATAGACGTAACGAACGAGTGCCTCGCCACCCATAGCGATTGCTTCATCAGAAACTCTGATCCATTTCTTGATGTTAGCCGGAACCATCGTAACGATGCCGAGCTTCAGGGTCTCTTCTGCCGGTGCAGCAGCACCTTCTGTATGAGCGGATGCTCCAGTTGCAACTCTCTCGAAAGCAACTTTCAGGTTGCCGCGGATCTGCGTCTTTTTAACTCTGCGCAGGATCTCGTTCTTCTCCCATGCAGTGCGGATGATCTCATCAACAAGTGCAGGAACGGGAACAGAACCACCGTCAACGTTTTCGGTCAGCAGGGAACGAACCTCTGCGTCATTCTCGCTTACAAGATAGCGAGCAAATGCTTCCGTGTACTCTTTGGATGCACGGATCTCTTCGTTTGTTTTCATTTCTCTCTTCTCCTCTTCGATTTTCTGTACTACTTCGCCAACTTCGCCTGCTGCAACAGCCTTGCGAATTTCGACTTTCTGTGCTTCTTCTGCCGCTCTGGACTCAAGCTCATCCTTGATAGAGCGAACTTCGGTTTCGAGTGCGTCAAGATCAGCACCTTCTGCGTCAAGCTCAACTGCGATAGCGGCCTTGCGCTCTTCCAGCTGCTCAACTGTCATGTCTTTTAATTCCATGATTAAACCTCCATCAGAATTTTGATTTTATGCTTCTGAATTTCGCGCTTCTCTCGCTCCAGTCTCTCCGCTTTCTCTGCTTCAATCACTCCGTTGAAGTAGTCACGAGTAGATACACTCAATTCTGTGGTAGGATTCGCCGGGAAACTCACGGGTGATACATCAAACACCTTCGCGATTCTGTCAACGATCCTTGTATGTGTCGCGCGATCATAGTGATCTTCCGCAACCGTAAAAGCAAAGGACATCTTGGGATAGTTGCCGACCTTGATGTCTTCATACAGATCCCGTGCCTTCTGCGTTTTACTCAAATCTGCTCTGTTACCGAGTCCATGCTCATCAGTCCACAGCTCAACCGTGCCTGCGGATGTTCTGGCATAGACAGCGCCCTCGTGGTCAATTCTGAATACAACGTCAGACAGATCCGCATCATCGAATGCGTGAGGGTCTATCTGTTCGTAGTAATCAACACCATCCTCATCTGTGAACATGTGATACGGCTCAAACGTGGAAGCATAGCCTTTTACCTCGTAAGACGGTGCTTCCTCTTCCGTGTTAATGCGAAGCTCCATGCTTCTGTACTCTCTGTCATTCTTCATTGTTTATCTTCTCCTCATTGATCTTTTCATCCGCATTCCAGTACTCGCCACGGATGATTCGTGCATCACCACCATCGACCGGCGGCAGATTCCATATCTCTCTGACATCGTTGATGCTCATGATGCCACGATCCAGAAGCTGACTCGATACGTTCAGCTTGTCACGATCTGTCATGTACATCAGGCGATTTGCCAGAAGCTGCACAAGATTGCCCTGCGCTTGTTCCCTTAACGTGAACAGCATTTTTGTCATGACTTCCGAGAACTGAATGGCAAATGGCTCAATCGCGCCCTCGTAGAATGCTGACCATGCGTCACCGTAGGCCTTATTCTGAAGCACGTCCTCATTGACCATGAAATACTGATACACGTTCTTCTCAATCAGCTTCATCTCATCAGCCGCAATGGTATACGGTGTGGACTTGACCTGATTGATGTTTGTGTATGTGTTCGGAAAGAGCAGCAGACCGCCACCTTCTGCTTCCCGGCTGAAATTTTCCTCTGTGAAACGTTTGCGCTCTTTTGCCAGATCATCAGCCTTTGTGAAATTATTGACCTGCGCATAGAACCGATACGTTGCAGCGCTCTTGACTCCTTCCTGAATGCCCTGATTCTGTATGTGGATCAGATCCATGGTCGGGAATAGTGCGTGGTTGTTTTCCCCGAAGAAATCAGACTTATACTGGAACTTTGTCAGGATTCCGCAGTATTCAATCTCGATGGCTGCCTTTTCGTGCCATTGGAACTCATAAACCAAATACTGCGTGTTTCCGTACTGTACAATCTCTGTGTTGAACGGAAGCGGACAAAACACCCCTGATGGCTCACCGTACTTGTCATACACCGGGATTATGAATGCTGTGTTGTGTACATCGAGTATCGTTGATACTCTGTACAGAAACTGACTCCACGTCTGGAACTGATTCGGCGCTTTCATGAGCTTGCTGTGAAGCGCAGGCCTTGCGGAGCCTTCAATGTCGAACCTCAATTTGCTGACATGCACCGCACGAGCATTGATCGCCGCCCGAATCAGCTCTGATTCATAGATATTTCCACCCCATGACGTGAAACGTGGTGTGTAACCGTTGAACATCTCGAACTTCTGCTCGTTTGCAATCTTCTGAATGTCTTTTTTCGGTCTGTTTTTCAGAAAAACATCAAATAATCCCATGATTAACCCCTATTTGCTAGTTGATCGCCTAATTCGGCATACCATTTCTGCCGCACACAGAACGCATCAGCCAGAGCTGCACATCCATCAATGTGTGCATTTGCATTTATTTTGATAAGCCGACCGCGCCCACGTTCGGCATTCATTTTGATCGCAGAATTGAGCAGATGGACCTTCAGCAGATCATTGTCACCGCAATGAACTCTGCCATCCTTCATGAGTCCTTCCATCTCCTGCAATACTCCCCAGAGATTGTCACCTTGATACACGTCATCAGTCTGACAGCCATACGATTCGAGATCCTGAATCAGATATTGTGCGGAGTATCGGTCATAACCAACTTTGAGCGGCAAAATCTCGAACTGCTCGATCATGCCAACTATCCATTCATAGCAGTCATGGTAGTCCACGAAATTCTCGCCAGACTCTGCGAGAAGACCCCTCTGAATGTATATGTTGTACGGAAGGCCATCTCGCATGGTAGCTTCTTCGATCTTCTCCGCAGGCAGCCAGAACTTTGCGAACACATACAGCTCGCCATTCTTTTCAATAACAAGTGTTGCGCATGTCAAGTCTGTGGTCTGCGACAAGTCAATGCCTGCAACCGCATAACTGGAGCGAAAGTCTTCCAAATGCAGCGGATCTCCGAAGCACTTATTTACCGTCACGGTGTCGAGCCATGCCAGAGAGCTGTTTTGTTTGATGTTGCAATACTTACACAGAAACTCTGCCTTTTTCGACAGCGAGCCTTCTGCGATGGCGATCTCCTCGATCATAAAATCAACAGAAACAGAAACACCCAGATTCGGCAGGCTCTTCTGAAGCTCTTGTATGTCATTCCACTTCTCGATGTCATCGATCATGTAAATGAACGGGAGCAGCTTCTTTTCCTTACTTTCGCCCAATAAAAAACGAGTGGATCGTTTCACCATCTCGTCATAAATAGAGTCATTCACATAGCCTGATGTTGTACATGACAGAAGTATAGGCTCTTCACGAGCGCCCATGCCTGACTTGAACACCTCATACTGCTTCAGGCCATCATCGCCCTTCCATGCGGCGATTTCGTCACAGATACAGAGAGAAGGATTAAAGCCATCACTCGACTTGACTGCGAAGGCCACCTTCTTCACTTGCGAATTTGTGGACTGTATAAAGAGATCCGACTGCCGCAGTTTGGGAAGATCCGAATCATCTTCCATCTTCTTATTATGCGCATCTCGCGCAGACAGCCGCTCCTTCATCTCCTGATATTCAGGATCTAAAAAAACCATCTGCCATATGTTGCTGTATATGATCGATGCCTGATCGAGTTTCGGAGCTATTGTATAAACCTTCGCACCATAACCACCATCGACCATCCAGATGTATTTTGCAATCGCTGATGCCAGAAGCGACTTTCCATTCTTCCTGCCGACAACGAGCAGTACTTCCCGAAACTGCCGCAAGCCATCTTTGTCAACGATTCCAAACAGACACGAGATCAGGGCCTTCTGCCACAGCTCAAGTTTGAGCAGACCTGGTGCCAGTTTGCCTTCTGTGTGAAAGCAATGGGATTCTATCCACTCAACAGCCTTGTTTGCCTTCTTTTTATCATAAAAGAAGTCCTTATTCTCAAGACCGTTGACGATATAATCCATCAGAAGCAAGATCCACTTGCCCACAACGATTGTACCGTCTTTTATCTTCTGATAATATGCGTAAATCCAGTTATCTTTTTGCATAAGCATCACAAATGCGCTATTTTCGGCCTTTTTCGAGTACTCTCTCGCATTTCTCGATGCCTATG